TTGCCAATTTCAAAGAGGTTGCCATTGAAGGCGAGCAAATAGGCAAAACTCGCGCCTTCTTTTTGGTAATCGTAGCCATTGTCTTTGAACGCCTTGATAATGCTTGGAATAACTTTTTTACCCATACACATTACGGGTTCGGTGCCATCGTAGGCAGGCGGTTTCCAGTTATACATAAGCACATCGCCGGGGCGGCAATCACCGCAAACCCCCAAGAGGTACTTCCCGACCTTGACGATTTTGGGCGTTGAAGGAGAAATGATGCGTTTGTCACCATCGGTGATTTGGCTGTCAGCTCCAAGGATGGCAAAGCCTTTGCCTTGGTAGCCTGCAATTGTGGTCATAGGGGTCAATTCTACCCGCTTGAGGGGTATTTGTGGGGTGGGTAACAGGCGGGAAATTAGCCTCATTTGCCTTGGGCGTGTCTTGACACTCTGTCGCGACAGGTGCTAATTTTCTCTTATGGGGAACGGCCCCAAGAAAGAAGGCTCAAAATGAAGCTAGTTCCAACAAATGAAAAAGTGCAAATCAAGTGGTTTGCAATTTTTGCTGACGGTTCAAAAATGCGCAACAACCAAGGTTTCGTTCACAATGCTTGGGATGTAACTTGCTCTTGCGGTTGGGAAACAAAAACAGGTGGCGCAATTAAGTCATCAGTTCAATCAGATGTTGATTCACACAAAGTAATGGAACACAACTACACAAGAAAGTTTGGTGCGTAATGAGCAAAAAATGTTGTGAGATTGTTTATTGGAAGCACGATGATGGTTGGGATGTTTATCCGCAAAGCGAATGTCGCAAAGTGGATGGGCGTTGGATTCCAAATTGGTTTGATCACCCATCTGTAATTGTTGAAGATGCACGAACAAAGAAAGATGCCATTAACGCAATCAACGAACTTCACATCTTGGGGGTGTGCTTAGTATGACAATTCAACTTTGGATTCAAGACACAACAGGTGAAGTCACCTGTAAAGATCACGCAGGAACTTATTTGAAGTCAGCAATTGTTGCTAACCCAAAACGCATCAGTTATTGGACAGAACTCGGCACTTGGGATTCTTACTACACTCACCTTCTCGGTGGCGAAAATTTACAATGCGAAACCTGCAAAGAATTGGAGAACAAATAATGGCTATTTACTACTGCGTGTTTTGCGACAACAAGGTTGACAATGAGAAAGTCTGCCTGAACTGCAACGAATACAAAGGCGTTGTCACCGAAGCTGAATTCAAGAAACTTCAGCTTGAATGGAAGGTTGCCTAATGTCTGCAATGAAATCGCTTTACCTTGACCTAACAACAGGCGTTGAACAAGTCAATCAAACTTTGCAAGATGGATTTGACCTGCAAAACGCCACCTTTGAAACAATAGATTTGGCACTTTGCCAATCAATCATCAAGTTAGTTGAAATGCGCAATACTCTAAAAGAAATGGGAGCAGTAAAATGAGAATGACCCGCAAATGGCGTTTAGTTAGAACCGCCTTCATCATCGTTGGCGTTTGGTTAGTAATTGAGATTGCAAAAAACCTTTGGTGGACATCTGAAGGTTACTGTTGGGGCGATGCGGTCAAGTGCGTGGGTGGTCTGTAATGGTTACCCCGCAACGCTCAATTCGTATCAATGAAGAACTATGGCGCGCTGCCAAAGAGAAAGCTGAAAGCGAAGGCAAGAACATAAGCGAAGTGATTGTTGCTTACTTGAAAGATTACGCCTAGCAAAAGGCGAAAGAACCCCCAACAGGAACGGCTGTTGGGGGTTCTTTCTTGGGGGTGCGGTGAACGCACTAAATCTGAAAACTTCGAGCAATTCCTTCTTCAAGCGAAATCTTTGGCGTGAACACTTTGAGCATATTGCTCGGTTCGCCAACTCGGAACATTACACCAACGGGCTTGGTTTCATCGGTGACAATCGGCACCCGATGCCCGCTAATATCCATCATCATCTCAGCAAGTTCAATAAAACTCACGGGAACGCCTGAACAAAGGTTCATAACTTCAACATCATTTTGCGCAGCTACTAAACTTCCCTGAACCACATCGTCAATATGGATGAAATCCCGAACCTGTTTGCCGCTGCCCCAAATCTTAAACTCTTTTTCTTGGTTCCAACAACGGCTAACAAATGACGGGAAAGGGTAATCTAAATCTTGGTCTTGCCCATAGCCACTAAACGGGCGCAGGATAGTTACTTTCAAACCTTCGCGCCTTGCATACATTGCCAACATCTCGCCCGATAGTTTTGCCCAACCGTAGCTGAAATCAGGGGTGCGAATTTGGCTCAAATCAATATCTTTTTCTTCCAACATAATTGGAATCTCACCCGTTTGTAAGTAAACAGGATAAGCAGCCGATGAAGAATAATAAATGATTCTGTTCGGGCGGGTTCTAAGCGCCCATTGAAAGAGATCGCTATCAATGGCAAGGTCGGTGGCAACTGCCAAGGGATTACCTTCGATGGTGGCTCTGCCGCCGACTACTGCCGCAAGGTGAATAACAAGGTCAAAGTGTGTGTCATCTTTAGCAAAGAAATCGCGGGCATCAATGCCGTTGGCAATGTCAATTCCTGTAATATCGTGTTGATCGCCAAAGGCGCGGTGATAAGCGCGACCAACAAAGCCCGCGTTGCCGGTAATCAGAATCTTCATCTAAGCGCCTCAAGAAGTTGCTTATACATAAAAGAATTGATGAAGTTGTTGAAGGCATCTCTGTCTGCGGTGTAAACCTCAGCAGCATTAACGGTTTTGTAACCTTCATCCATCTCAGCTTTACCAATTAGCGGATGGCAATGCTCAATAATGATTTCAGGGCAATAGGTAATCTTGCCTAAATCAGTTCCAAGGCGTAGCCAAAAGTTGTCAAGATAAAGGTGGCGCATATTCGGCGGCACCATCCCGCCAAGGGCGGTGACAATATCCGAAGTCATTGCAACCATTGTTGGTAAGCTCTGACCTTGGAAAAGGTCATTGCCGTAGGCAAGGGCAGGCGCATCTTGAAGTTTGCTGATCAACTTGTCATCCCATTTGTGGGTTCGCGGTCTGTGATCATCGCCCATAAAACAAAGGTATTTGTAATGCTCGGCGTATTGTTTCGCCACTTCATTTAGCGGGTAAGCCATCCCGCGAGTGGTGTTCTCAATTAAAATGTAATCAACATCGGTGGCATCGTAGCCATTAAACTCAGGGTCATCTTTATCAATAACAAATAACAAATCGGCAGTTGCTTGAGTGCTATCAAAGGCATCGCGCAACGCCTGCGCATTATGAGGCCGCCCGCGTGTAGGAACGATTACAAGAAGTTTATCCTTCACGATTGGCAATCTCCCCTGCAATGGCGAAATACGCCGCCCCATCAATGAAGGAATCAAGATGATCGGGCGTTTCAATCAATCGAGCAACCTTGACCAACGCCAAGCAAATCGCGGCTTGATCGGGAGTAATCTCAGCTTCAAGATACACCGACCAAAGCGCCGCAATTCGTTGATGATTTGTTAGCGGGTCACCATAATTTTTGTTACGGTCACCGTGCGTGAGGCGTGAAGCCTCTTTAAGAATATCCCCCCGAAGCATTGGTTACTTAGAACCTTTGCCGAATTCTGATGCCTTTGGGTCAAGCGCCTTTAGAACAGGGCCAGCAACGGCTGCTAAACCTGCAACAAAATAAGTCTTTAGTGGTTGATCAGGGCTTGCAAGGTATAGGGCAATGATTGATGCCGCAGCAGCTCGCAAATATGTTTTAACAATTGCTTCGAATTGAACCTTGTTCATTATGACTCCTTAAAGGTTGGCTTGCCGAATCCTACAATGTGAACCGGCAAAGAGGGTTTTAACTTGCCCCGATTCTTCTTCTTATATGCTCGCACCTTTTCGCAAACTTGACCACCATTGCGCTGATCGCCTTTTTTGTCGGGTGCGGTGTTGCCTTCGATTGTGGTGACGGTTCCATCAGCATTGACCTTGGTTACAATCCCAATATGTGAAATGCGGTCAATTCCATCGTGCGGGAAATCAAAGAACACGCAATCGCCAACTTGAGGGGTGGCAGTTTCGGCATCTTGCCAAGCATTGTTTTTCTTAAAGGCGGTTGCCCCCGCCAAGGTTGAAACACAATTAGGGATTTTCACGCCTACTTCTTTGAACACCCAATTAACAAAAGCACCGCACCAAGGTTGA